CCTCATTCGCTATCGGTTGTCGCACATTCTGCTCCAGTATCTTTATGTTTTCCTTTGAGAACACAGACCCTTTAAGGAGTACGTCAGTCGTCCACTCACCAAGGACGAAACGTCTAACGTACTCATCACCCATCGACAGCTGTTTACGTATGTAGTCCCATGGTAGGTTAGGGTTGAACAACATTGAAGTCTCATACAACGTTGCATTATTCTTTGAATCATCAGTCCACCCTTCACCTGTCCACTTCTGCTTCTGCTTAAACATATGATACGCCCAGAAGTTAGCTGGGTTACAGTTCATATTCCCCTGTCGAAACGGAACATCGTTACGTCGAAGACGAGAATTCAATACTTCTATAACTTCATACTCAACCTCCTCAAGCTGATCAATGAAGTACGCACCAAGGTTCAATGACTTCAGCTTTTGCTGTGCCTTCTTGATGTCTTGGATACCACCAGATTGCATTGCATCAAGACCAAAGAGAATGATCTGTGATCCATTTGAGAAGTTGATAAGCCCATCCTTCACTCGATGTTCGTACCACGAAGGTGGCATCAATCCAAACAATTCAGGAAGGACTGCACGATCAATGTCTGACAGTGTTTTACGTCCAAGGAGCACACGGTTCCCAGGAAAACATTTACACAACAGTATCATCTTGATATACAGTGCGATACTTTTTCCGCTGCCGAACCCGCCAGAGACAAGACAGAAGTCACTTTTGAAGTCAGATATGAAATCACTCTGAGAATGTTTGTATCCCTTTGCTAAATCCTGGAGGGTAACCTTCTTATTTAAAATATCCATCTCCTCTTCCCACCCACTCTTACGAGCAACATCAATCCACTCCTCCTCAGTATAAGAAAACGTATACTCCTTCCCCTTAAGAGTGATCTTATTTATCTTCTCCCCCGCTAATATACGTTCACCTAAGAGTACGTATTCACTGGTATAGCTCATTTCTTTCTCCAATTCTTAAAGATCTCCTCATCCTGTCTCCTGAACTTACGATCCACCATCTTAGCAAGAGGACCTCTCCCCGCATTCGCAACACGCTTAGCAGTCTGTTTAGCAACAGTCTTAGCTAGTGCTCTCCCTACAACAGCCCTCCCAACTCCCGCCACACCTGTAGCAGCAGTAGTTCCTACAAGGGCAGCACTCTTAAGAGCTCCAATCTTAGTTCCCTTACCTCCAACATAGTCAGTTATACCTTTTCCCCCAGCAAAGTCAGACACCTTCTTAGCAACCTTTCCTAGTGTAGAGTCAGACCCTGTTCCTTTTTTAAATTTTAGTTTCATATCCCTTAATTATACCAGACACAATACCCCGTGACGTCGCCTAACAAGGCTAAAGTATAAAGCTTATTTTTGGTATGTGTGGAAATGCTATATCAATATATTTAACAAGCAAAGACACTTGGCTACCTCCCCCCCTAGTGTAATTATATCCTTCATTTAAGCCATATATTCATACCGTAGGTATAGTTATATGTCGTAAAATGTGTATTTTGCGACACTAGAGAGGTGTGTGTGCGGGGTAGTTTACTGTTATTGTCTTTATCGCATACCTAGCTAGGTGTATACGATTAGACTATGATTATTCTCTAAGGCAATAGATAAACACCTTTGTGTGACCTCTTATTCATTTGTTGTAGCTCTCTATGGCATTCCCTTTTGTCCCTTACTTTCAGGGATTTGTCCTTTCAACCTACGTAACTAACGTGGGTCTATGGGTCCGACTGGTGAACATCGGCTGGACGTTGTAGAACGTAACAATACGTTGCTATTGCGTGGCTTCTTAGGCTCTTTGCTTTATAAACTGATACAATCATACCATGAATATAAGACTCGTTCACCGTCAAAAGATACACCACTATGCGGGGCAAAAGTGTCCATCTTGTAGCTCTATAGATAAGGGTGAAAAAGGCACCTTAAAGCTCATAAATGGACCATATGGGGCATTTTACGGGTGTACTAGATACCCACACTGTAAATACCATTCCAAACACTAGCCAGTAAGTGTCTGTGGATAACTACTTGACATGTATACACATACCTATATACTAGTAGTATACAAGTATAAGTAACATATACATGCGTAACAGAACTATAAGAGATGTAGACCTACTAACTAGACAGGATGTAACAGGGGAATGGATACCAACGGGATCAGAATGGCGCAAGAGAGAGAAAAGAGCAGCACGCAAGATCACTACCATGTTTGTGCTCTTAGGGATTGTTACCGTAGCTGTACTCATAATCATCTGAGTAGTCTATCCATAGAGCGCACTGTGCAAGTGCTCTCTATTGGGTAAAGTACCCACGCACAATCTCTAACGAGAATGTGCACAGCACATTGACAACAGCATACACACACGGCTACAAAGCACCTAAAACGTGCCATTCATACCCGTGTGTTATTAGCTCATATATATAAACAAAATGACAAACATAAAGATGTTTACCACGTTAAAGGTAGGGTATACAGTCGGTATATACGGCTGTAGTGGTGAATACTTCACCACCATCATAATAATCGGAATTGTCGTTTTTGAACTAAGCCCTCAGTACAATTATCATCTTGTCGTCGTCTGAGGATTCACGCGCTTCTGGTTCAACACGCTCGGTATAGAACTTGATAGCATTCAACTTTGCTCCGAGATCTTTATCTTGCATGATGACTTTAACCTGCTCTGCTGCGACTTCATCCATGCCAATGTGCTTCAATAGCTTGTCCTTGTACTTCTCTTCAAGAGCCTGGTACGCAGGGAAACGCTCGTAATTCGTTATGTTTGTAGGGGAGATACCTGCAAGCTTTGCTGCTTTTGTCTTCTTTATGCCTTTTATGCGATTGGCTACAAAGAATTTAGCAACCTTCGACTCCATGTTGACGTGTTTAAGTTTCATATCTCAGTATTATACGTCACTAATTCCAATGCATCTATGTAAAAATCTATTGCTCTGATGGCGATCTCTAGGTCACGGTCACAAAGACGATCCTGGAGAATTAAAATGGCTTCTTTCCTAGCTAATAACACTGGATCCATAGATGACTACTTTAGGAATCGAACCTAAACAGGTTGCCTTTGCCGAAAGGAAGGAGTGTATGTGAATTTTCTTTGTGTAACATATTTTATAGTAGCAAAGAGGAGCATGCACCAGCAGTAGTCTACAGGTACTATAGCATTAACTGCTTGTCCATCCACGTAGCAGATGGGGATAACGATTCATCTTTCTTCAACACAACGTTACCAAGAAAAGTTATCCTATACTTTGCACAGATCTTATCACAGAAGATCTTCTTTTCATCAAAGGTGGAAAATTCCATTTTGCAAGTAAGGCACTTGTGGATGTATTGCATATACCTCTATTCTACGTTATCCACTTCTCATAACTCACAGTTATCCACACGCGTGGGATAATATACAGCGAGGGGTACGGGAAGTGTCGTCGAAAGACGAATGGAGGTCAGTTCTCCATCTCCTCGCCATGTTCTTTCAAAGGAGACCACGTGAATGAGAAAACCACTCAACCCCGTCATCAACGCGGACATCGGAAAGATCCTTGTCCTACGTTGCATGATCTGCGACGTGCGCGTCGAAGGCTTTTACGCTCAATTCGAGAATGGAGGAGTCTGCTCGCGCATCTGTATGCTGGTTCAGGACGCGAAACCGAAGTACCCAGACCACCCTGCTGAAGCTTTCGAGCGTCAGCACAATCTGTAGGAGAAACCATGATCTGTGACCAATGTGCGCGTCCCATCAATGACGACTACTTTCGGGGTGAGATCAAGGGGCTCTACCTCTTCTTCCATCCGATGTGTCGTCCCCAGTTCTACTACCACCGCAAGGTGGACACTCAACAAGGAGATCTGTTCCATGAGCAACCCCTGGAAGATCTATCACGCGCTCGACCTCAAGCACAAGGCACTGATCAAGAAGTTGTGCCCTGAGGTGGTGCTCGATGGTGTCGTCTGGTATGACACAACGGGTATGTACTTGGAGGATTCACGCGCGTACCTCAAGGCAAGGAACGTGCTCGTCGTCCACCCAATGAACTGCTCACTATGGCGGTTCCAATGAAGAAAGCCCCCTGAAATATGGGGGCTTCGCTAATGTGTAGTGAGGTGCCAATGTTTTCTTCCTTTCCTTTTTGGGCAGACATACCACCTATGTGGCGTATTATAAATAGCTGTCAACTCAAACGATGCACGTATTGCATCATGTTCAGTTTTGTATTTAATCTTTGACTTACACACCTCAAGTATGTGTTTCTTGTGACGATTGTAGCGAGCTAAGTCAGCTAACTCATCCAGCTCATATTTTGTTAGAAATTTCAGGTCTATCATTTCCATCAGGATACTTACCGTATCTTTTTTTATACCACTCATTCAAATCTCTACGTCGAGCATCCACTTGGAGGAGTGGCTTTTTTCTAAAGGTCTTTAGGAGTTCTTGCATTAGAGTGTCCATGTTTCTATTATACTACTTGTTAGCTTCAAAGAAAGCCTGAGCAAACTTTTGTGAGCACAGTATCGTTTTCATTTCTGATCGTATACTACCCCACACTCATACACCTCATTCCCCTTAGTATCGATAATGTACGTCTTCTCTCCCGTAGCCTCATAGAGATCGCGTGCTCTCCGTATTGCATCTTTCTTAGAGCTATACATGAACAGCACTTCATCTTTCATGTTCAGGATTCTGTATATGTCGTACATGGTCATATTACTTCATACATCGAATAAACAACATCTAATCCTCTGTTCGATTGTGTGGGGGGTCATTTTGATAGTGTACGCATCTTTTCTATGCACTCAATAAGTATATCTTTTTGCCTTTCTCGACTTGCTTCTACAAGGTCTTGAATGTTCTCAACCACACTCATGTACTCTTTGATGGTTAGCTTTCTGTATATGGTGTTGTTTAGGACTTTGTGTATTTGTCCTCCATAGTATGCTTCACTTCTTTTCATACTTTCTCAATTACTCTTGATAATCCCTATGGCTGTGATGAGT